TTAGAATCATAACAAAAAGTTATAATAATAAAATTAAAAAGCGTGGCAATTAAGTTACGCTTTTTGTATTTCTTTTTGTACTGATATCCAATATTCAATATGATTATTAAAATTTTTTTCTGACATATCACAACAATCAATTTGTAATATTTCATCAACTGCTATTAATGCTGAATTTTTAGCTCTAGTATTACGAACCTCAATAGAAGCATAACCACTTGAATAAGGGCTTACTAATTTTCCTTTTTTGTTCAAAATTCCTAAAACATGTGTTCTGCTAAAATTATTTATTAACTCTTCTGCCTTTTCTTGTGGTGTCATATTTTCTCAATTTCTTCTTTTACTTCTTGTAAAAATTCAAGGTGAAAATCATTTAATTCAATACTAAAATCAACTGCTATTAATGCACATTCTTTCGCTCCTTTAGTCAAAAAAATCATATTATCAGATTTCATATACCTATTTACTAATTCTTTTGCTTTTTCTTGTGGTGTCATAATTTTTCGATTTCCTTTTTTACTTCATTCCAGTAATATGATTCGCCCGTACTGATTAAAAAAGTAGAATTACATAACAACTCATCGCACATAATTAATGCGCAGGCAATCCCCTCATTTCTTTGTTGTAAACCCACGACGCTAAACTTGTCGACTAGTTCTATGGCTTTCTCTTTTGGTGTCATTCGTTTGGGGCTATTGGTATTGGCATCCAGAACTCAACTTGAATAAGTCGATTAGTGTGTTCGTCGACCCACATCTCGTCGAGGTATCTCGCAAGTGCTATGTCTCCTTGATAAGTCTTAACGAGTTTGAGTTCGTCATCAATCGGTGGTAGTACGTCGCTACCTCTCCACGTCTTCTTCATTAGAATTTAGGCTTTGGCAAAGATAGTGAATGTGTCGCTTTTGATTTCTCGTTGACTTCTTTCATTCGATTGCAATTGACACGCACGTCTCCGTATTGATTGACGATGAGTTCACCGCTTTCGATAGCGTCGTTGAGCTTTTTGATGTTGATTGATAGGTTGAGTCCGTACTCGTTCTCCCATCCATTGCCGATGTAGGTTGTCATTAGTCTAGTTTTAAGGTTATTTTGATTGGTTCTTCTGTTTTGATTGTTGTCTCTACTTCTTCTTTTGGTTTGCCGTGTACTCTCGTGAGTAAAGTCTCAAGCGAGAAGAGAGAGTTCTTGTCGTGTGATTTGAGTAGCGCACCTGCGACGATGCGTTCTAAGATAGTGTAGTCGTTTCCCTTGTCAATCTCTGTGAGTTCTTCTCTTGACATTGCGACCATATTCATCAAGGTTTGATTGATGTCGTCTTTTGAATATCCTAGACCCTTGAGTTGAGTGACTAGTTTCTTTGGTCTTCCGTTGGGGTTTGTGACTACTCCCTTTTGAAAGGGCTTCAAGTTTTTGATTGAGTTCTCGTGTGCCATAGTATTCTCTATTTGTTCTTTATTTTTGACACTTACTCAAAGCGATTCGATGCTTCTCTTTGAGAAAGTCTTTGTACTGCTTTTGGTCTCCGAATTTAGTGTGACATTCTCTGCACAATGCTTGAAGATTTGTGATGACATCTTTTGTGTTTGACCCTCCCATTCCACGGGCTTCGATATGGTGAATGTCAACGGCAGGTCTCTCGCATACTTCACAACCTATGTAGTCGCTTATTGCGTACTCAAAGTAGTCAAGGTATATCTTCGTGTGCTTCTTCATATTTCTAGGTTGTACTCGTTTAGTAGTTGATATAGTTTGTCTCTTGTCTCTTGTAGTGCTTTGTGAGTGTCTTCGCTTTGTGTATCGGGTGCGTACTTTATCAAACCTCTCAAGTGTTGGTCTAGATGAAAAGCAACCATAGCGAACTTGTGACCATTGACGGCGAGTTCAAATTGTTCTCTCTCTTCTGTCAAGTCAAACTCAAGTATTGCTTTCATCTTTTACTCTTTAGTATTATACTCATTCGTCTCATAGATTTCTTTTGCTTTAGAGAAACCTGCGTTGTATGCCATTTGTTGCTCTAGTTTTTCCAACATAGTGAAGTTGAATATGAGACTCTCTGACATTTCAAAGTCTGGCACTTGTTGACGAACGTGTTCGATTAGTCTTTCCATTGGTGTCTTCATTGCTCGTCGTAGTTTTGTTTGTAAAATTGTTCGGGTGTGATTCTTAAATCGAGTGCGCCACTTATTGCACCTTCGCATTGAGCGTGTTCAAGTTGCAACTTCTCGATACGTGTCAACTCTTTACACTTAATTATCAATGACATTGGTATCGTGTACTCGTGAGCAATTAACTCATCGTACATTTGTTGCATTGCGGTTCTCATTGCTTTCTTCTTCTGCGCTTTGGTTGCTCATCGTCTGCGATAGTCGCTCTTTCGATTGCTTGTTGTTTCTCTCTCCATTCTGCTTGTTCTTTGATTGAGTTTAGTTTCTGTTGACAGAATATCAATAGAGAAAAATAACTCTCTACAAAGCAAGTAGAGCAAGAGGGCATAGAACGCCCGTAGAGTGATTGATAGACGCTTCTTAAACGATGCGCTTCTTCTGGGTTCAATGACAACACTTGTGTCTTTTTGTACTCGTTGTATTTCGGTTCTAGACTTACAACGAACTCGATGTCTTCAAAATTCATATTTTAGTTTCTAATAGTGCAACAATGATAGTAGAGATAGACGCGTAGAGAATACCTACGAGACCGTATTGATAAGTGAAGTAGGCAAGACCAATCCAAAACGACATACAAAATGCGCAATCAATAGGCTTCATTCGTTGCCAGTTGAAAGGGTTACTTCCGTAGATGTAAGACTTGATGTAGTCTGCAGGTTTGCCAAAGTTTACGAGTATGATGCTAAAGGAAGCAATACCCAAGATTTCTAGATGTGTCATCAATAGTGATTTTTGTAGTATAGTTGTGCGAGAATATGCGCTTTGTTTGAATGCGCGTTTAAGTCTGTTTCGTAGCCATCGACGAATGCTTTCTTCAATAGTGCTTCTTCTTCTTCGACGAGTCCGTCAAATTGCTTGTGAAGTCTTCTCACTTCTTCTGCTTTCAAAGTGTCGCCACATTCTTCGTGGATGCTTGCAAGATTCGTCAAAAATCTATCGACGAATTTCATTGGGGTTTGTTTTCTCATATTGTTCTTGTACTAGTTGTTTCATTAGTTTTACTACGCGTAAGATTTCTCGTACGCTTATTCCTGTTTTGCGATGCAAAGAACGTGCGCTATTTCCTTCGAGCCACATCTTGAAGAGTTCACGCTCGTACCAATGAGAAGACTCAATGATAAAGTCGTACGCTCGTATTTTGCTTCTCTCTTGCTCATAGTCTTCTATTTGTACTAGATGGTCTTTGTCATCACTTTGTAAGTTACACTCGTACACATCAACGCTGTCGTAGATACGATTTTGTTGAAATGGGTGACGATTACCATTGATGGCGGTGTGAAGTACCTTGATAGCCCACCATTGTAAGTATCCGTCGTTGTGTAACTTCTCAACATATGCGTCGTCTTTTTCGAGTAGTAGTAGAAAAAAGTATTGATATAGTTCTCTTGCTAGTTCTTTGTTCTTTGAGATGCGAAGACACGTATCGAATACCCACTTTTGAGTTGTTAGATTTTCGATGATTTGCGACTTCTTCAACGATGCAAATATAGAAAAAGATTTTGTATTTACAAACTATTTTTTCTCAATGCTTACAAAATAACCTTCTTTTTCATATCTCTTCTTCGTACGCAACACATCGCTCTCTTCTTTCAAGATGTGAATTGATGACGATAGATTCTTGGTTGCTATAAGAATCCAGTAGTTCGATAATTTGTTTATAGGTTGAGGCGAATTGTCTGTCATATTCTATCAAATCTTGTGTTTGTCTTACGCTATGAATTACGGTTGAATGGTCTCTATTTATGATTCTTGCTATTGACTCAAACGACATACGCAAAGTCTTTCTACAAATGTAATTAAAAGTGTGACGAGCGTAGACGATGTGTTGTTGTCTATTGTGTGAGTAGATGTCGTCTGGGGTGATATCATAAATTTGACAAACGCTTCTTATTGCGTCTTCCCATTTTGCTTGATTCTTGGTGATATCAAG